ACTCGAATTCATTTTAAGAATTTATCTGCGCGACCCACTTGTGTGGTCACTCGGATGAAGACTAAGAATCGGAAATTCGCTCTCTTACTCCATTACCTTAAGGAATTTCCTAAAGGAGAGGAGGAGAAGTTCTATGTCAAGATGATTAAGTTATCATTGACTGGATTATTTTCGGAGAAGATGGATCAGGATTTACCCGTTGGGTACCCTGATTTAGCTATTCCTATTTTTCCAGTAGGGACTCAAAAACGATTAGACCGCAATCTTGCGACTAATCGTCCATTAAAGACCCGTCTCTATTTCAATCTTATCCAGTCGAAAGCACTCTGTGCTCCGGTAGGAAAAGACATGATTGATGAGAGTTATGAAAAACACTACGAATCACTTTGTCGACCAGTAGAAGAGTGTTTAGTGGTACCTGAAGTCTTTCTCACGAAACTTCATGCTTATGGTCAGAATATTGGAAAATTAATGCAGAAGCATTATGATCCATTTTCAACCATTGTACCTAATTCACACTCTACCCTCGAAACTAAACGTAGTTCCGGGGGTGCACTGAACGCTCTTGCTAAGGAGCGTACATTGTGCCAAGGATCTCGACTTCGTCACACTTTGAATAAAGAGTGCGGAGCTTCTAAACCTCAGCGAATCGAACCATATGTAATTGGATTAATTGGTCCTCCAGGTTGTGGTAAGACCACAACGGTTAAAACTTATATTGCCCAACTTGGGCGTGAGTTTTTTCCGAACTTGGAAGACAATCAATTAAGTTATTCTCGTTCCTGTTCCAGTAAGCACTGGGACGGTTATGAGAATCAACCAATTGTGGTTCTTGATGATTTTGGACAAGATTTAGCAGACCGATCTGACATTGTTGAATTCGAGCAACTCGTTTCAACAAATCGGTATCTTGTCCCAATGGCTGAGCTCTCGGATAAAGGGAGGTGTTTCAATTCACCTATCATTATCCTGACAACTAACTGTGGCTATGGTAGTAATTTTAATGTTACTACCGCTACTATGGTTGTCGAAGAGCCAGTCGCTGTTTGGCGTCGGATAGCTGTGCCTTTGCTCTTAAAGAATTCTAATTCTTTTCGATTAATTGATCGTGATGCTACACTATTTAATGAAACCACTATGAATGTGTGGAATAAAAAATACAGTGTGACTCATAATCATTACGCAAATGCAGTTACGTTTCCAAGAGCGATAGATTGTTCAAAGCAAGTGCTTTGGTCAAATTCTATCCCTTTGGACTCCGATGCTCGAGTTGTACTCAAATATATCAAAGAAAGATTTGCCGCTCATATTGAATATGATCAGCAATTTCTGGCACCTGAATGGTGTCAGAATATTTCTTCTAAAAGAATCCGATATGAAATCAATCCCGACTCTACACTTGTAGATTTGACGGTTGAGGACATAAAGGTTCCTTATCTGAAGGAAGATTTTTCTTTGTACCAGACGTTTTCTTCTTTACCTCCTGCCGATCCTCCCAGAGTCAAAGCTATGGCATTGTCTGAACCCCTTAAGGTTCGGATGATTACCATTGCTGAGTCTGAGACGAAGGCATTACAACCTATGCAGATTGCATTGTTTAAGGTATTAGGAGAATTACCACAGTTTTGTCTTTCTAACGGATGTTCTAAGTCCGTACTATGGAAAGATTTTATGACTGATGGCTTGCCCTGGATTCATAGAATCGAGGCTCAAGTCAAAGGTATCCTGGCTCACAAAGGTGAGCAGGACTTGTGGTTATCTGGTGATTACACTGCTGCAACAGACAATTTTCCAATGTCTGTTACTAATGCTCTCCTAGAGGGCATTCTTGAATCGGTACCCAATCCTTCAACAAAGGAATGGGCTCGATACGAGTGCAGTAATCATATTATTGAGTACCCTGGAGGTAAGTTAGGCGAGCAATCGTCTGGCCAACTCATGGGAAGCTTGCTTAGCTTTCCCCTCCTCTGTTTTTTGAACGACTTCATCGTCTCAGAATCAGGTTTTCAACCTGGTAAATATCTGATTAATGGCGATGATGTTGTTGCTTGTGGACCAATTGATGTTATCAATAAGTGGCGTGCTAATGCACCCACTGTGGGTCTTTCCTTATCTTTAGGAAAGAACTTTATTGATGACAAATTTTGTACTGTTAACTCTCAATTATTTTATGAGGGCCAGTGCCTCCATACGGGTAAGGTGTCATGCCAAACCCGTACAGGAGCTACAATTGGTTATTGTTTTCAAGAGACCCAGTTTTATTTTGGAGCAACTCAAGAAATCCGTGAAGAATTTATTCGCAGAAATCTGTTGCCCTTAAGAAAAACTGTTAGGTCTTTGAAAGTCCCAACTTCTCATGGTGGATTAAGTCTAAATTTTGATTATGCCTCACTCAGTTCCAAGGAACGAGAGTTAAGCAAACGATCATATATTCATGACTTGATTTCACCTTTCTTGAAATCTCTACCCGTACCCGGATTTACCGGTGGCGAGCATTTCGGAGGTTGTAAGTTAAGAGCTGTCGCTTTCCCATCAATTGATGGAGAAGATGACAATAGTGAGAAATCACTAATTTCTTTACGAACAATTTTTGGAGGTGTAGAACCACCAGATGATTCTGGTACTACAGACCTTTCAAGAATTGAGGTTGATAAAACAATCGAGAGGATAAAGGAAAAGGGGGGAACAGAGGAGCTTCAGAAGCTTCTTCGCATTCCCTTTGACCATTACCCTTCCCGACATAAGTTAGGATTCGGTGTCAAATACTTTTTCATCCAAAGTGATAAGGTAGCAGAAATGATGCGGCAAGTTGTGCCGGTTGTTCTGCAGATCCTTCTTAATCGAATGAATGATGAATCTCTTTTTATAGAGGAACATCAGAATTTGGTGATTGAGGAACTTGATTTCCCAGTTCTTACTGGTCAGGTCGCTAAATGGATAGAAGATCACTTCTCTGGTTCCGATACTCTCGAAACTGAAGAAGATGACCTTTCCATGGATTGGCCTGATGAAACAGAAAATCTTTTTGCGG